ATCGGGAAGATTTTCCCTGAAAATGGCTCGGCCAAACATTATTTGGACTAAAATGGATTTATTGTGAGCGATACGACAGAACTAGCCCGGGTCAGGGATGAATCGGCTTACCGGGGTGTGCCAGAACCCAGAATTCACACAAAACTCAACGATTTACCTTCTCACGGGGAAGCTATGATCAAGTTTTGCGAAGAAATCGGCTACGAATTGCTCCCTTGGCAGCAGTGGCTCGCTCATCACTCGCTTAAATACAAGCCAGACGGCCGGTGGGCACACCCGGTCATAACCCTCTTATGCGCTCGCCAACAGGGTAAGTCCACCTTTATGGCGCTTCAAATTCTCTTTAGAATTTACGTTTTAAAAGAAAAATTACAAGTCCATACCGCTCACAAGCTAACGACCTCAGCTGAGCTCTTCTATAAAATATATGGAATCATCGAGCAGACTCCCCGACTAGCTGCCGAATTTACAAAGAAGCTAGAGAGTAAGGGTTTCCAAGAGCTTCAATTCACCGAAGGTCGGCGGTATATCGTCAGAGCTAACAACTCGGCCGGTCGCGGTATCGCAGCGCCGGAGACTATTCATCTAGACGAGGCTCGCGAATATAAAGATGAGGATGTTTGGTCTGCCTTGCGTTATACCCAAATGGCTAGCCCAAATCCGCAAATATGGGTTTATTCAAATGCTGGTGATCAGCACTCAATCGTATTGAATAAACTGCGAGAGAGAGCGCTAGCTGCTATTCACGGCGGTACTGATGACATCGGCTGGTTCGAGTGGTCTGCACCTAATGGAATTAAATTCGATAACTCACCGGAATTCTGGCTAGGTGTCTGTCAAGCTAATCCGTCACTCGGCTACACAGTTCATCCAGACAATATCCGGGCAGTGCTGTCAGACCCCGAAGATATCGTAAGAACAGAAGTTTTATGTCAGTGGGTCGATACGATCAACCCAGTAATCAATCCGTCTCAGTGGGAGAGCTGTAAAGTTGAGGGGCTTCGGCTCAACCCTGAAGAAGATACTTGGTTGGCTATTGATCTCAGTCCAGACAGGAAACAGGCCGCGTTAGTAGCTAGCCAGAGACTTGAGGGTGATAGATTTCAAGTCATACTGCTACAAACTTGGCACAATCCTCAGAATCTAGATGATAAGGCGCTAGCTAACGACTTAGCAGACTGGGTGCGTAAGTATCCGGTGCAATTGGTGGCTTACTCAGCTAGGACAGCTTCGGCGGTAGCTGCGCGATTAGCTCCGGCTGGAATTCGGACTGAGCCTATTGACGGCCTTGACTATGCCCAGAGCTGCGATGAGTTACTTGGGGCTATCTCATCTCAGCGGTTAGCTCACTCGGGTCAGGAAGAGCTAACTCGCCAATGCCTAGCCGCTGTCAAACTTCCTTATGGAGATGGCGGCTGGGTAATGGGGCGTAAAGTATCTAACGCGGTTATCTGCGGGGCGGTAGCTTCAGCAATGGCAACACACTTCGCCACAAAACCAGCTGGCGGCGTAGATATCGTTATCTTGTAGCACACCACCTTTACAATTTAACCAAATGGGCGCTATTAGAGATTTCTTCTTTCCAGAAGTTCAAGCTGCTAGACCTGAGAAGGTTTCAGATGTCACTGCCGCTCTAACACCTATCCAGATATCGGATCAGGTTTATAACATTCTAGGTGGCGCAACAAATACCAATCGCCAATTAGCAATGAGCGTTCCTTCAGTCGCTCGCGCTCGCAATATTATCTGCGGCACTATCGGCTCACTTCCCTTGACAACATTTAATCGCATCACTGGGCAATATGTAGACCCGCACCGCGTTATTAATCAGCCAGACCCAAGAGTCGCCGGCTTCGTTATCTATAACTGGCTTGCAGAAGATATCTGGCTTTATGGCGTTGGTTATGGACAAGTTTTGGAAATGTATTCCACTACTGATGGTGGTCGCGTCAGAGCTTGGACTCGCGTTAGCCCAGAGCGCGTCACAGTTGATACCAATGGTCTATCCACGGAAATCACCGGTTATAAAGTTGATGGTTATGCAGTTCCATTAACCGGAGTTGGCTCAATAATTCGCTTTGATGGCCCAGATGAAGGATTACTACACCGAGCTGGCAAAACAATTGCAGCAGCAGTGTATTTAGAAAACGCAGCAGTTAATTATGCAAAAGAACCAGCGCCTTCAATGGTTTTAAAATCTAATGGCACGAACTTAACAGCTGAGCGCGTTAATTCCTTGCTTACAGCCTGGCGCACTGCTCGTCAATCTCGCTCAACAGCTTTTCTTAATGCAGATGTAGATTTAAAAGAGTTTGGTTTTGATCCTAAGTCATTACAGCTTGCAGAAGCTCGCCAGTACGTTGCGCTAGAACTCGCTCGCGCTTGCGGAATCCCTGCTTACTTCTTGAGCGCCGAAACTACTTCAATGACTTATAGCAACGCGGTTAGCGAGCGGCGCTCATTAGTTGATTTCTCACTACGCCCAATTCTTAAAGCAATAGAAGAGCGTTTATCGCTGCCTGATTTCGTACCTAACCCAGTTATGGTGCGTTTTGCGCTTGATGACTTCCTTCGCGGCAACGCGCTAGAGAGAGCTCAAGTGTATGAAATTTTGAACCGCATTGGCGCGATGAGTGTCGAGCAAATTCAAAGAGAAGAGGACTTAATTCCAAATGAGAATTAATATGCCAATGACCGTCACCGCGGCGGATACTGTAAAGCGCACAATCAGCGGAACTATTGTTACTTGGAACGAGCAGGGCAACACTTCAGTTGGGCCAACTGTATTCGCAGCTGACTCAATTGAAATGAAGCCTGTAAAACTCCTATTGGAGCACGACCGGACTCGGCCAATTGGAAAGCTCGTCTCTCACGAAGTAACTAAGAACGGAATAGTGGCCACGTTCAAAATCGCTAACACTATGGCCGGAGAAGATGCCTTAATCGAGGCCACTGAAGGATTAAGGGATGGCTTTAGCGTTGGCGCTCAAATAAATGAATGGGTTAATGCCTCTGGCGTAATGAAAATTACCAGCGCGACCCTTGATGAAGTTTCCTTAGTAACTGATCCAGCAATTGATTCAGCTCGCGTCAGCGAAGTCGCTGCTTCTGAGAATGAAGCACCTAAAGAAGAAGATTCCGCTCCGGCAACCGCCGAAGAGGACAAACCAACCGAAGGAGAACAAGTGTCAGACACTACCGTTCCAGCTCCTGCCGAAGAAACGGTAGAAGCTGCTAAGGTGGAAGCCGCTGCGCCTCGCCCAGCGTTTTACACCGCTCCACGCCTTGAGTTCACAAAGGCAAAATACCTAGAGAATAGCGTTCGCGCTAAGCTCGGTGATGATTCAGCTCGTCAATATGTTATGGCTGCTGATGACACCACAACAAACAATGCTGGCCTTATCCCAACACGTCAGCTAACTGAAATCATCAACCCGCTATCAAATGCAGATCGTCCAGCAGTAGATTCAATCTCTCGCGGCGTTCTACCTGATGCTGGTATGTCTTTCGAGATTCCTAAAATCACTGCTGTCCCAACAGTAGGCGAAGAAGCTGAAGCAGCCGCAATTGATGAAACCGGTATGACAAACGAGTTTCTTAGCGTTTCTGTCAAGAAGTACGCTGGCGGACAGACCTTCTCCGTTGAACTACTTGACCGCTCAAGCCCAGCTTTCTTTGATGAGCTTGTACGTCAGATGGAGTTCGCATACGCAAAGGCAACAGATGCAGCAGTCGCAGCAGCTCTAGTCGCTGGCGCAACAGATGGCGGAAACCGCACTCTTGATGCAGCTGGTTTCCTAGATTTCATCGCTGATGGATCAGTTTCCGTTTATAAGGGAACTCTTGGAACCGCAACTGAAATCCTAGTAACCCCTGAACAATGGGGTGCGATTATGGGCTTGAACGATGCTGGAAAGCCTATCTATCAGAACCTAATCGGAAATCAGAACCAAGCCGGTAACCTATCCGGTCAGTCAGTTCGCGGAAATGTTCTAGGCTTGAACGTACGCGTATCTCGTAACTTGGCAACAGGCGCTCCAACCGGAGATGGTTCTGTAATCATTATCAACCCAGATTCTTATACTTGGTATGAGTCCTCACGTTTCCGTCTACAAACAAACGTAGCGCTAAACGGTCAAATCGAGGTCGCTTACTACGGCTACGGCGCGATTGCTACAAAGGTTGCAGCTGGCGCGTATAAGTTTATGGTTGCCTAATAAAACTCAAATAGTGACGGCCAGTCCGCTCCCGAGCTGGCCGCTCACCCAATTAGCTTGAAAGGATAGAGAGATGCCAACGATAGTCACAGCGTCAGAACTGCGCACCATCCTTGGCGTCTCTTCATCCCTATATTCAGATGCTTATTTAAATGACATTATTGACGCAGCTGAGGCGATTACGCTTCCTATGCTTGTCTCTTATTCAGTACGCATTAAAAAAGTTGAGCGCACCGATGACTTTGCGATATTTACTACCGCAGGAGCGCATCCTTTCAGCGTAGGCCAATCAGTTATCGTTACCGGCGTTAATGCCACTTTCAATGGTACTCACACAGTCACCGATACTGGCCCTTCTTACTATTTCACTTTTCCTTCATATCCTTATCCTGCTACTTTTGCTTACACTTTAGAAAACACCGAGTTTTCAGTTGCGCTCGCTGGTGATGACGTAGTTCCTTTCAATGTCATTCCAGCTGGCCTCGCTGTCCTTTCCGGTGCTTCCACTTATGTTGGGAACGCAGCAGTCGAGGCCGCAATTTTGAGTATCTCAGTAGAAATCTTCCAAGCTCGCACCGCAGCTGGTGGATCAATTGAAGGCGTTGATTTTTCAGTCAGCCCTTACAGACTTTCAAAGAATTTACTTGCCAAGGTCACTGGCTTACTTGGGCCATACTTGGACACTAACGCGATGGTGGGATAATGCCCGCATCAACAATCCTAAGCTCTATTCGCACACCATTAGCAACAGCTCTAGCCGGTGTCAGCGCTAACGTTTATTCTTACGTTCCTGAAGCTCCACAAGTTCCAATGGTGGTTTTAGTTCCTGACTCACCTTATTTAGAACTAAACACAATCAATGACTCAACCATTCACGCAAAGATTAATTTAACAATTACTTGCGGAGTTGCTTATCTTTCCAACCCAGCAGCTTTAGATAACCTAGAGCAATTAATTATGGCAGTTTTGGCAGTTATACCGGACGGCTACACAGTCGGCCCAGTAGAACGGCCATCGGTTACGCAAGTCGGCGCGGTTAATTTATTAGTCGCAGATATTCGCGTCTCCACCTATTACACACAAACCAACTAAGGAGAAAAAGTGGCAACCACAGTAATCACCGGTCGCGACATTTCGCTATCTTTCACAGGTGGAACAGATATCGAAGCTCAAGCGACTAACGCTGTTTTGACCAAGACTAACGTTCGCGAGACTTATCAGACTCTCGATGGCGAGGCTTACAAGACGGTCAATATCGAAGGAACATTTCAGCTAGATATGCTTGCAGACTGGGGTAAGGCTAACTCAGTATGTGAGGCTTTATGGAGCGCAGCAGAGTCCGCACCAGATACCGGAATCGCTGTCACACTAACCAGCGCAACTGGCGCACAGTTCGTTTTTGACATCCTTCCAGAATTCCCAACAGCTGGCGGATCAGGTATTGATGCTCAGACTGTATCCTTCACCTTCAAAGTGAAGAATGGCGCAGTAACAGAAACATTTAGCGCATAATAAATAGGGAGATCGGGAGCTATGAAGTTATCAATCACAATTAAATACACAAACGGCGAGGAAGTCACCTACAACGCTGGACTCCCTGAGTGGGCGAAGTGGGAACGCAAGACCGGCAAATCGATTTATTCTATGAAGGATATTTCGGCTTACCAACAAGCGGACTTCCTCGACCTTGCCTATTTTGCTTATAAGCGAGAGGCAGCAGGAAAGCCGACTAAGTCTCAGGAAGTCTGGGAGTTATCGGTCGAAGAAATGACGATAGGAGATGAAAGCCCAAAAGCTTCGAGTCCGGAAGCATAAATCGACTCATAATAGAGATCGCAATAGCAACCGGAATACCGATGAGCGAATGGACTAACATCGACCAAGTCTTAACCGCAATTGAAATATTAAAGGAGCGCAGAGGTGGTAGATGAGCCAATATCCTACGACCGGCGCGAGCTTAGGGCAGTCGTATCCGCCTTTAAAGCAATGGATGCTGAAGCTGTTGATGCAGCTAAACGCGAGAGCGGTGCGCTGGCTCAATACGCAGCCAACGAAGTCAAAGCCTATGGCGTCACCAGAACCTTTGGACAGTCCGTTGTCAATCGCATCACTTCTGGCGTTAAGGTTTCCAAGTCCTCGAAGATTGGCGAGTTCTCTTATGGATTCGCGTCTCAGCGTTTCTCTGGTGGAGCATCGACTAAAGACTTATGGGCTGGTTACGAATTTGGATCTAATCGTTATCGTCAGTTCCCAAGACGAACCCCTCGTCAAGGAAGAGGAAATTCTGGCTATTTCATCTACCCCGCACTTCGCAAGATTCAGCCTGAACTAGTCAAAAAATGGGAAGAAGCATTTTCAAGAATTCTAAAGGAGTGGGATAAGTAATGGCCGGAAGTAGAACGCTAAAACTATCCATCCTTGCCGATGTCGATAATCTTAAGAAAGAGCTTGATAAAGGCTCTAAAGAGGTTGAAGGCTTTGGCGGTAAGCTTGAAAAGTTCAGCGCGGCTGCTAAAGCTGCTTTTGCTGCTGCTGCGGTCGCTGCTGCCGGTTATGCTGTAAAACTTGCCGTTGATGGCGTTAAAGCTGCTATCGAAGATGAAGCTGCTCAAAAGCGTTTAGCTAATGCCCTAGCAAATGTCACTGGTGCAACAGAAGCGCAAATAGCGGCAGTCGAAGAGCAAATACTTAAGACTTCCTTAGCTACCGGAGTAGCTGACGATCAGCTCCGCCCAGCCTTGCAGCGTTTGGCAGTAGCAACGGGAGACGTCACTAAAGCCAATGATTTACTAAGTCTAGCGCTAGATATTTCAGCGGCTACCGGTAAAGATGTGGAAACTGTTTCACAAGCTCTAGGCAAAGCATACGAAGGCAATACTGGCGCACTTACTCGCTTAGGTGTTGGTTTATCTGCTGCCGAAATTAAAACTATGGGCTTAGAAGGCGCAATAACAACTCTAAGCGATACTTTTGGTGGAGCTGCCAAAACACAATCTGAAACTTTTGAGGGTCGTATTCAAAGACTTCAAGTCGCCTTTGATGAGACCAAGGAGACTGTCGGAGCGGCACTATTGCCTATTGTTGAAAAGCTTTTAAAGTTCATAACCGACACGGCTATTCCAGCTTTTGAGAAGTTCAAAGAAGATGCAATTGATCCGGTCATCCAGGCTTTTAAAAATAATGAAACCACTATTAGGGGTTTATTCAATTTCTTTAAAGATAACTTGCTGCCATTTATTCTCGGCCCATTAGTCAACGGCATTAAGGTAATTGCCACAGTAGCCTCTGGGATAGTCAGCGCGGTCTCGGTGGCTTTGCGAGCCTTAGAGCCAATCATAAACGCCGCAATCACAGGCATTAATTTGGTTATTCGCGGAATTAACTTAATTAAACCTGGCCCAGACATTCAGCCAATTGGTAAAGTTAATTTTGGGAATTCTAAGGCAACGGGAGCAAATGAGGTTTCCACTTCATCGTTGCCCTTTGGAATTTCTGTGCCAACTAGCACTGGTCAATCTTTACAAAATTTAGAAGCTGCTGCGGGTGGCCCAAAAGGTTATTCGAATTTGTTGGGTACGGCTATATCACAAGGCAAAGACACCTCTGTGGCCGGTTTAACTGCTTTATTGCAAAGCACAGGAACTAATAATTTTAATGTAGGTTCTTTTAGACAAGCAGAAAACACAACTACGCCGGTAGTAATAAACATAAACGCACCTAGCGTCATAGACGAAGATGGTTTTGCTAGAGCTGTAACTGAAGCATTAAATAACACACAGCGCCGCACTGGTGGCGGGGGTAGTCAGCTAATCCTATGACATCTTGGAGTCCAGAGTATCGAGTAAAAATAAACGGTTATACGGTAACCGGAGCAACTCTTAGCGGCTTGACAATTACCTCTGGCCGAACTGATATTTACTCTCAACCAGTGGCAGGTTACTGCAATTTAACACTTATTGAGACGCAAGAGTCCAGCGTTCCGTATGAAATCAATGATCCGATTTCCATCGAAGTTCGAGACTCGAACGGTGACTGGGTCAGTTTATTCGGCGGCTTTCTAACTGATGTATCTATTACGGTTCAATCTTCCGGAGCGATAGCAACAAGCCAAAAAATTCAAATAGTGGGAGTTGGAGCCTTAGCGCGATTAAACCGAAGTATATTCACAGGCAACCTACCTCACGAATTAGACGGTGACCGGATTTATAATCTCTTATCAACTGCGCTTTTTGACTCTTGGGATGAAGTTCCAGCTGGTACGACTTGGGCTACTTATGACTCTACGACAACTTGGGAAAACGCTGAAAACTCAGGACTTGGAGATATTGACCAACCGGGCGATTATGAACTTCACTCACAAAATAACGTCAATGACACTCTTTACTCTTTAGTAACTTCTTACGCTACTTCAGCTCTTGGTTATGTTTATGAGGATGCCCAAGGCCGGATTGGTTACGCCGACTCAACCCGCCGAGCTCAATATCTCGGAACTTACGGCTATGTTGATTTAGACGGCAATCACGCAATCGGCCCAGCTCTAAACATCACTAAGCGAGCCGGTGACGTCCGCAATAACATAACTGTCGGTTATGGCTCTGACGGCACTCAGCTGGTAACCGACTCTGATCCGGTATCTATCGCACTTTATGGTGATTTAGCCGCTACTTTTGCGACCACTTTGAGAAACCAAGGGGATGCAGAGAATCAAGCAGCCTTCTATCTGCTCATCCGCGCTTATCCTCAATATGCCCTAAAGCAGATTACTTTCCCGTTGGCCAGCCCTGAAATTGACGATACTGACAGAGACGCACTCCTAAATGTATTTATGGGGTTGCCGCTTAACATCCAAAACCTACCGGTTAATATGACCAATGGGGAGTTCCAAGGCTTTGTGGAAGGCTGGACTTGGACGGCTAACCTAAACTCCCTGAGCTTGACCCTTAATCTCTCGCCTGTCTCATTCTCACTCCAAGCCTTTGGTTGGGATGATGTGCCAGTAACCGAGACTTGGCAGACCCTTTCACCTACTTTAACTTGGCTAGACGCTACAATAGTGGCCTAAAGGAGAACTATGGCAAATACGACAAATTTCGGATGGGAAACCCCTGACGATACAGATTTAGTTAAAGATGGAGCCGCCGCGATGCGGACTCTTGGCAATTCCATAGATGCTTCCTTAGTTGATCTCAAAGGTGGCACAACAGGCCAGGTGTTAGCTAAAGCATCAAACACCGATTTAGATTATTCTTGGACTACTATTGCAGCTGGTTCTTTAACCCAATTGGCTACAGGAACTCTTACAGGTGCTAGCGTAACCACTGGAACTTTATCCAGTGCTTATAAAAATTTATTAATTGTTTTAGTCGATCCCTTGCCGGCCAATGATGGCGCGGCTTGTGCAATTAGATTTAATTCGGATAGCACATCAAATTATGGAAGTAGTACATCTACAATTCCAACATTTACTAATTGGCCAGCTACATATTTTACAATGTCCGGCACTATGGATAATTCCGTTGGTAATAATATCGCCGTAGCGACTGTATATAACTATAACGATGCAATTTACAAAATGGTTGATAGTTTAGCCATTACTGTCAATTCTTCCACAACAACAGACACAAATGGTCGCAAAGGTTTTGGAGCTTGGGGTTCTACTGCGGCCATTACAACTGTAACAATTTTGCCAGACAGCGGAAATTGGACTAGCGGCACTTATTATGTTTATGGGGTGAACTAATGGAAAAACCTTTTATCGTAGTGGATGGCGTAGAACGAGAAATGACAGATGCAGAATTTGTGGTATATCAAAAAGATCAAGCTGATTTCGAGGCTAGACAATTAGCCAAACAAGCAGCTGATAAAGCAAAAGCCGCATTATTAGAAAGACTCGGGATAACCGAGGATGAAGCTAAACTGTTGCTGAGCTAATGGCTAAACTATGTAAAGCCGGACAACAACTCAGGGAGCAAATTGATGATGATTATCCTGAGCGCGATCGTAAGTCTGATGGTTGGGTTGCTGATGCTCGTCATTATGCCTCTAACTCTAATTCGGATCATATCCCGCGAGATGGAATCGTCAGAGCTTTAGACATAGACGCTAACCTAAACGCTCATCCAGAAGAGACTTACGCATTAGTCGAGAAGATTAGAAAATGTGCTAAGCGGGGAGATAAGCGCATCAAATACATAATCTATGACGGAAAGATTATGAGTCCGATTTTTAACTGGAAGCGCAGAAAATACCGGGGAAGCAACCCACACCGCTCGCATTTCCACGTCAGCTTTACAACTCTGGGAGACGATAATGGAAAATGGTTCGACCTAGAAGGAGATAGAGCAAATGCTAAACGATCTAAAAAAAGCAGCAGAAAGCTGGATAAAGACATTTCTAGCAGCAGCGTTAGCGACTTACCTAGCAGTGGGTCTGGATGTCAATGCAATTGCCAATGCCGCAATCGCATCAGTTTTGCCTAGCATCATTAACTGGCTTAACCCTAATTACGAGCGTTACGGCAAAGTCCGGTAATGGGCGCATCCGACATTGCCGCGTTTATCGCCTCAGTCCTCGGATCAATTGGCCTGTTAATAGCCGGTCTTAGATACATCATAAAACTTGAGAACCTACCGCTTATTTCGCGCCTTGACAAGCTAGAATCTACCCTTGAACTAGCTCTCAGGGAGAAGGTGGCAAAAGGTGGCACAAGCAAAGCGCGGCGTTAAAAAGCCTGTTAAAAAGGTTTATCGCAAAAAGCGCACCGTAAAAGAGCTGCCTACAAAGCTCGATTATTGGGCTATTGCCACTAAAGAAATCTTTGAAACCTGTCGGCGTAATGGAATGAGCGAAGAGCTGGCTTTGGCTTTTGCTATGGATCGCTCTTCTTGGCCGGACTGGGCAATAGACCCAACAGACCCGATTAGAAAAATTGGGTGGGAAGATGGAGAAGAGGACATCTAATTTACCTTCGCGAGGTAGAACTCTTTGAAGCGCTTAAGTCAGTATTTCCAGACTTAACGCCACTATCGGCCACCGACCGGGCTGATGGCATAACCCACGACGCCTATATCGAAATGAAGTGCCGCCGCACTCATTACCCCACTCTCTTGATAGAGAAGAAGAAGTGGGATTATCTGGCCGAAATAAGGGCTAGAACGGGCGCTAGAACGCTTTACATTAACTCAACCCCTAAAGGGGTCTATTGCTTTGATTTAGGGGCTCTAAACGAGCCTGAGTGGCTTTTAAAGGCCCTTCCAGATAAGACCGACTTCGCCAACCGGGGAACGATTCAAAAACTAGCCGGCTACCTAGACATTAAATTAGCTGAGCTCTTACTCGTATAGCAGAAAACCCGAGCGTTGCTTGCGCTAGAGGCCCGGGTTAAGTTGAAACAATTTTAACGACACTCCCGGACAGTCTTGCATAAATCCATTTAATTAAATACATTTATCCCACTAAATCCATTTACGAGGGTTTAGAAGGGAGAATAAATGATTACTAAGCCGAATTTAATTCGGTTTGATACCACTTCCGGCGCTTGGTCGGATGGTAAAAACTACGTTAAAGGCCAATTAATCCGCAGATATGCGGTTGAGTCATTAGGCCGCAAATCAGTTAGAGGGCGATTAAGCAAGCAGGAAATTAGCGCTTACTGGCTTGACAGATTCGGGGTGAACGCTGATGTTGAATGATGGCGTTTTCTTCGCGATTTACTCAATTACCTTATGGATTGGCTACCGAAGCTATATCTATATAAAAGCCAAAGCCTTCAACGAGGGCTACAAAAGAGGGAGAGCGAGCATAAATGTCAGAGAGATCGTTAAGTGACTGGCTCTCGGACGCTGGTGACACCCTCTCGGACAGGGGGCTTGAATATGGCGACCCGAGGCACAACCTATTACGCATTTACAAAATCGCGAGAACACTCGGTGTTCAGCTCCGAGACCCAGCTGACGTGGCGCTTATCTTTATCGCAACCAAGCTCAGCCGGATGGTGGAAAGTCCAGAGCGCGAGGATTCGTATCTCGATCTCATTGGATACGCCGCTATATTGGGTCGATGCCGATTTTCTTCACCAGAAGATTGGGATGACGTTGAGTCTGATTCGGAACTCTAACCAGCATCAGTGGTGTGACTATTGCAAATCTCGCTGGGGGCAGCTCAAAGATGGCACTTGGCATCACAAAGCCCAAGTTCCTGCTGTTTGGAAGGTACAAAGCGAGACACCTACCCGAAGAGCCCAGGTGCGGTTTTACTGCCAACCCTGCGCTAATGAGGCGCAAAACTGGCCAGATGGAACGTTCTGGTCATTAAAAGAGCAATTAACTTATGCGATAGATCAATTCGCAGGGAGAGAGAAATTAGATGTCGAATTACCTTGATGATTATGTTTCAGTGCAAGACCGCTTAAAGGAGTTTATTAATGCTTATCCGGACTACCGCATCAAAACTCACGTTTTGGAAGAGTCGCTCACACCTAATTGTGATGTCTATATTGTTAAAACTGAGCTTTACCGCACTGAAGCTGATGCTAACGCTTGCACAACAGGACTTAGCTCGGAGTCGAAATCTAAACAGTACGCGCTTGAACTTGCAGAAACGGGCTCTCTTGGACGAGCACTTAACCTTGCTGGCTATTTTGCGAAGCCGAATGTTGCTCCAAAAAAACCTATCCAGACTACGAATCCAAAACTTGCTGAATTCGTAAAAGAACAAAGGCCGAACGACCCAGAACCAATAGTCTGGGACGTTAGTGAAGTAGCTGAAAAGCTAGGTGCTGAGATTGTTGATGAAATCCCACTATGCAACCACGGCCCGATGATCCTTAAATCCGGCACAAAAGAAGGCAAGGAATATCGCGGCTGGGTATGCCCAGAGCGCGATAAGTCCGCTCAATGTCCGGCTAAGTGGATGAAGATTGGCAATGACGGCAGTTGGGTATTTCAGAAGTGAGTGGCTCTAAAGCAAAATTAAAAGAGTATAACGATGGACTCATTGCCTTCGCTAGACACTCACTTTTAACAGAGATTGATTGGTATATAAGCCAATTAACAACCTTACATCGCAACGGAGATGAGTTTATTCGCAAAAACGAGTTAAAACATTTCCTACAAGAACAAATGGACAAATATGAGCCACTAATACCGGAGCATTATTATGAGTCTTGACGTTCATCCTTTTAAGTGCGGAAACTGTAAAAAGGTGACCGCACATCGGGAAATCAAGCGTTACGCCACTGCTGACGTTCCAGAGATGCCGGGTGAGACTTGGCTGATGGAATGTCAAAACTGCTTTGAGATGCGGATGATTGATCCAATTGAGCGTTTAGCTACTAAAGAGGATGACATTACTCGTTGCGAGCTGTGCGGTAATTACAAGATGAAGGCTGCTAAATGCCGAATCTGCTTAATAGCTGATGGACAAGAGCGCATCAAAGAGCGATACTGGACAGGTGGAGCTACCTTGGAAAGGTTCTTAGATGCCGACATATGATTTCATCTGCCCTGAGTGCAACGACATAGTTGAGCAGTTCTTTCATCTATACGCTGACAAAGACCTTAACTGTGGTCACTGCGGCGTACCTATGAAGCAGAAATTCAGTGCTAATCCAGCTATCTTTAAAGGAGAAGGATGGGCGGGCAAAACAAAGAAGTGAAGCGCCGTATTCACTCCATTAAATATATTTACCAGCTCTTGGAGTGGGGCTTTACAAAAGAGTTCATAGCTGCCGATATGGGCGTAGAGCTGAACTCATTAGAAACCAGATTAAGAAGGCATAAGGAAAGGGAGCTAAATGACAATAAAAGACTTAAGCCTGAAGCTAGCGGCAATAAGCCTGTTAGCAGATCAAGCGAAGAGATTAAAAGACGAATTGAGGGCAGAGCTCCAAAAGGAGATGGAAAACCTAGGAGCTGACCGGATAAAAGCTGAATTAGGTGATGAGACAGTTGCCTACATAACCACCACTAAGCCTAAGTTTAAATGGACGATTAAAAGCGATAGGAAGGCCCTAGAGTGGTTTAAGGCCTACCACCCGGGGGAAGTTATCGAAACCATCCGTCCAAGCTCTCTAGAGGCCATTCTAAGCCGTTTTAACTATGATGGAGATACAGTAATTGATCCAAATGGTGAGGAAGTTGATTGGCTAGAAGGCTCGTTAGCTGAGCCATATCTGACCACTAAGTTCCACGGTGATGGAAAAGCCATTTTAAGAGATGCAATAGTTGGATTAAGAGATAATCAGATAGAAGTTAATAAGTTACTTGAACTTGAATAAGTTTGACCGGTCAATGACTGAGTTAAATAACAAGAAAGTAGGTTAATGAGCTTGAAACGATTTGACAAGGGCATTACACTCTCGCTACGAGCGGGCGCGGGAGCTGGCCCTAGGCGAAGTGTCGGGGGGAGCTATTGTCTCCGCCTGATGGCTTTGACGCTATTGACAGCGGTATTAACAATGATTAATCAACAGCCATCAAAAGCAGATATGAATTTAAAACTATATGCTTACAACCTTTTAAGCTGGAAAGAGTTTGAATGTTTTAATTGGTTGATATTCAAGGAAAGTAGTTGGAATCCTAAGGCTGTTAATGGATCGCACTATGGTTTAGGTCAGATGCGCTCAGTATGGTATAGAGACCTATCACCTAAGAAGCAAATAAAAGCTTCGATTAAATACATACACCATCGCTACGGCTGTCCTTGTGTGGCTCTTAAACACCTTGAAACTAAAGGCTGGCACTAATGCGACCTAATTGCATTATCTGCGGCAAAGGCGCTATGAGCCACGGCCTGCAACGGGGTAAACAACGCTATAAGAAGTACTGCACTCAGTGCCTTAGATATAGTTACAAGAGGCGTAAGCGAGGGTTCTGCCAGCGATGCGGCTTCCTTCCAGAATGGCTAGGTCAGCTAGACGTAGACCACATAGACGGAGATAGCAATAATAATAATCCGTCTAATCTTCAGACTTTATGCGCTAACTGCCACAGATTAAAGACACACCAAGAGAAGGATTACAATCCCAAGAGGTTGGTCAATGGCTAAGAAATACAACAGTGCAGTCTATCAACGCAATCGCTTAGCTGTATTACAGCGAGACTATTACACCTGTCATTATTGCGGGCAGGATGCGAACACAGTAGATCACCTCATCCCATTAAGTAAAGGTGGCACGGATGAAATGACTAACCTTGTTGCTTGTTGCACAAAATGCAACAGTGCTAAGCGAGATCGTATGACCCCCGGTTTTTTTGAGCGCGATTCCAGAC